TCGTCATCTTCATAAGCGTAATTTATCTCGTGGGATAGCATCTGGCCGGCTGAGTGCAGAACACCGATTGCGGCGTATATTGACATGTCGTCCTCTAAAAGCTCCGTGAGGAGCTCGTGTAGGCCGACGTACATTCTATTAATTAGTATTTCTTGCTTGTCGCTAGTATTGATCTGCACGACGTTGTCTCTCATAGTATCACCACATATAGAAACACGAACAAAACTACAATTGTTAAAATTAATATTACTTCACTTTTCTCTCGAAACACCTTTGGTTTTCTCAAAGGTTCTCATTGCGCCTAAACCCAACATGCCCATTAGAACAGGCATCATCTCACTTAGGGCTATTAACGGTATCTCTACACCCGTTTCAAATAGCTCAAGGGCCATGTTTACAAACGGTATAATTAAAAAGTTGCCGGCCATGCCCAAAGCGCATATCCAACCAATAGCAGGTCGCCAACCGGCAACAAACATACTATTATGAGCTGCTTCAATTTTATTAACCTCAATCTGCGCCATAACCTGCTCTTGGGTATGACGTTCAGCCATCGTAGCTATTTCATGAGACAACTTTTCTTTCAAGTTTGTATCAGGAATAACCTTATCTAGTATGGCACTGACTGGTCCTATTAAAGAACTAATCATGCCGCACCAAGCCCTATTAGAACAATGACAAGAACTACCACTGCTACGCCCACTTGCTTTTCAGTAGCAGTTTGAACCATATTTCGTACCCACTTGCCTATTTTTTTCATAGCATTCTTCCTATTACAGTTGCAGTCGCAACAATGATTATCCAAAACACCCTTTCTCCAAACATAACAGACGGAGATATATGCTGTAATTTTTCATCCATTGTACTAATTTTAGTTTCAATAAAAGTCTGACGATTAAATATAGTTGTGATTCTTTCTTCTACACGCGCTAAAGAAACGACAGCTTCTTGCAGGTCGTCTATCTTGCTTTCTATTCTTTCAATTCTATTTTCCATTATATTACTACGTCTGGCTCACTGTATTGTTTATCGATTTCATAAGTGCAAGTAATATGCCTGCCACCATTTTTCTTAAACACAATCATCGACATTGTGTGATCTGACCCATAACCTTGTCCCGCATGCCATGCGTCTGGTGGAGCAAGTGTGCCAAATTTCTGCACTGTAACACCTTCAAATTCTTGTACACTAGCATGATGAAAATGACCTACAATCCACAATCGATGCGTTGTATTTCCCCAGGCATTCGGCATATCTCTAGGCATAATTTGAGCCAATTTAGCAGCCTTAACCTTGTCACCATGATGAATTCCAAATAACCACTTACCCCATTGCAAATAATGAAAAAAGCCTTTTGATTTTAAAATATTAATTCTAGGCTCTTTTGAATAATAAAATTCAAGAATCAGTTGTACCGCAATTGCTGCATCTGAATCATGATTACCTCTCGCAACAATAACATGCACTTTGTCACACTTATCAAGCATGCGATTTATGGCACGAATCATTACATTTGCCGCAGTTCGCATAATCTTTTCAAAGCGCGTATCTACATCAACTAATGTGCCTTTTGTTGTAAACGGACTAGAGCCGTCTGAATGAGTAAAGTCACCAACCTGAACTAGCATGCCTGTTTTAGCTTCAGGCATTTTATCTGTCAAATCATCTACAGCATCTAAGATTTCTTTTGCCGCAATTTTGGAATCAAAATCTCTATTCCTTGTCTCCGATTCATCCGATCTCATGCCTATGTGAGCATCTCCGATAATAATCGCAGGCATGTATAAATCTTTATTATGTCTTTTAGTTTTTGGTTTTTTAACAGCAGGAACCAATGTTGTTTTTATTTCTTCTACAAAAGCTTTTAATGCTTGTTCTCTTTCAGCTTGCAATATACTGCGTTTAGTTTTAAGCCAGGCTTTATTTCCTTCATCATCTTCGGTATAAATAGAACGACCAATAACGTGCTCACCTGGAGGGACGTGGCGCGTAGCATCCCAATTTTCGCTAAAACCCGCAGCAGCAGCTCTTGATTTAATAGTGTTAATGATTTCTCTAACAGTAGAAGATGAAATACCTAAATCTCCACTAGCTTGGACAGAATTTCTATTATGTTCTTCCCAACATTTCAAGACTTCTCGTTGACGATCAGTTTTAGCGTAATCAATTAAATTCAAACTACTATCCCCGCAATCGTCATAATTACTACAAATATAGTTAAACAAGTACCAATTATCGCTGCGATATCAATCATGGCTGCTCTAGTTTCTGCTTTAGCCTTGGCATCAGCGATTCTTAAATTCCGTATTTTAGTTCTTTCCTTGAGCATATCGTGCCAGAGATTTGCATTGCCGCTCCAGTAGAATAAATCCTTTAATTCTTTTTCTAGCTGTTGGGCTTTTCTTTTTTGTAGTGTTATCTCAAGAGCCTGACTTTCAACAGATTTACCGCCGAATAATTTTTCTATTTTGCTCGGGTTAGTAGCCTTTTGTTCGAGTACACTGACTTCTTCTCGCGCATCCCAGAACTTACCCAAAGCTCGGGTCATATCGCCCAGTTCGCGGCCTTCATTGACCGCTGTTTTCATAAAACGATAGGCAGAGGCGCATATTTGTACTGCTGCTACTATCTCTGCGGCCATCAGTAAATCCTTATGCCCTCTTGGGTCGGGTCTGCTAAGATCGGCTTGCAGTATGTAGTAATCCCTATAGAGGTGCTTGGTGAGCTTCTCTGTCGCAGTTTTGCAGCAAAGCTATTGCAAGTATCAACGCTCCGAAAGCACATGGACTCGCCACAGTTGTCAGCAGCTACTTCCAGACCGCCAATGGTCATAATTAAAACGAAAACATGAATCATTAATTTATGTCGTAAAAGCGCATATCCGAAGACTGCGCTAATACCCTTTAATTAACAATTTTTTGTAATCGGGATCTGAAAGCTTCTTGCGAATGTAGCCGGCGTATTCATGTGTGCCTATCGCAGCACCACACTCTCTAGACCAGAGCTCAGCAATCACTAAAGGGATCGAACCGACCCACCTGGCTTTTGCATCGCCGTGCATCGAAGGAATGTGATCTTTTAGATCATGAATCTCTTTTAGAATTCCGCTTACGTCTTGGCTTCGGGCTACTTGTATCTTGTTGCCCTCTGCCGTTATTTTCTCGCTTATTGACATCTTCTAATACCTCAAAGAATCCTGTTTCTAAAACCTTTTTAACCATCTCTGGAGTGACTTCTACAACATCACCCTTCTGGTAGCGAGCACCATCTATCCACGGTTGACGTGGGCTAGTGCAGATAATTTTTGTCATTAGTCATCCTTGGGGCAAAAAAAGAGCCGAGACCCCCGAAGAGATCCCGGCTCATTCCACTTAGCTCACGTCAGCGATAACGCCGTGCGCTGCTTCGTTGTCTACCTGTAGACCAAACTCTACAGAGATCAAGCGACGCTCGGCATGGCCGGTACGCGCTAGAGGCTTCTGTGAAGTAGGCTTGAGGTATGCTACTCGTGCGTAGTTAGGGTCGAGGACCAGAACGTCGCGTGAGCGGCTAAAGCGTGAGGGAACGATCTGAAGCTCACCGAAGTCTGAGATGTAGACGTCGATAGCAGCGTTCAGCTTGCTGTCTTCTGCTTCTTTGAAGCGTGTAGCGTTGCCTGTGAAGGCAGAGATAGTCTGCTTCTGTGAAGGGCCACAGATTACGACTGAAGGCTCAGCTCCTTGTGTCCAACAATCAGCAATAACGCTCTTGAGGAGCGCCTCAGTGATTGCTCGCTGTGTGCCGTCAGTTGCCGCTGCATCAACGTAGCCTGCATCGCCAGAACCTGAAGTAGTACCATCAGCACCACCAGTTCCACGATCAGCGTTAGTGCGGAGGAACGCAGGGAGGCCCGCAGATGAGCGAGCTGTGCCAGACGCACCGGCAGAACCTGCTACGTTGTCACAGAGCATAGACTCCATGTCACGCTTAAGCTCTTTCAGCTTGTATGCGATCTGCTTGGCAGTAGTCTGTGCATCGCCTGCGCCGTTTACAGCGTTGGCAGTGTCAGACACTTCTACGACCTTGTCAGAGATCTGCGTGTAGTTGCCCTGACGGACAGCGTTAGTTGGTGCGTCGTTACCTGGAGCAGACTCGCCCTCGATTACACGGTTTGAAGTGCTAGCTGCTGCTAGAGACACTACGCCCCACTCGAAGTAAGTGTTGTCCACGTTGCGACGGCCAATAGCAGACATCACAGGTGTGTCGGTTGGAGAGATAGAGATCATCGCTTCTTGCAGATCTTCTTTGATTGTCGAGACATCATAAGTCTCGTTAGTGTTGGCTGATACGCCCATTTTAGTTCACCTTAGTAGTTAGCTTAATAAAAATTTAGCCACATCATTGATGTCGCCGGTTTTTTTCATCCGAGCTTCAGCGTTCTGTCTCTGCTTGGCTGCGCTAGTTCTACCAGTTTTCTTAGTGCCTGGCTTAACCACCGGGCGAGCACTCTTAGCTTTCTCAGTTGCCTTCGACTTGCCCTCAACGAGCTGGTCGTACTTCATGGCTTTCTGTAAAACTAGGATAGCCCTGTGGTCCATGACCTCCGATAGTTCAGACTCGGAATAACCGAGCTTGCTACCGAATTGCACTAGGTCGCCCTTGAGCTTGGTTGCCGTTTTGGCGTCACCGAACTCGGGTATTACTTGCGCTAGCTTCTGCATCTCACCTTGGAGATACTGCTGCGTTGCAATTTGCATCTGCTGATTCTGCGCCTCCGTGACCTGCAGGATCTGCTGTTGCTGACCCTGATAGTTTTGTAGTGCTTCATCGTAAGATAGCTTTGCTTCCATGTAACCTATGGGGTCATTGTTAAACAATTCCCGTGGAGGCGGCGTGGGTGGTGCTGCTATCTGTCCAGATTGCGCTTGCTGCAACAGTTGTGACAGTTGCTGTCGCTCATTCAAGAGAGCTTGGTAAACACCTTCGGCCTCTTTTTTGGCCTCTGATGCTTCCTGCATTCCCTTTTGGATATAAGCCTGACCACTGAAAGATCGCTTGAGGTCGTCTAGGGTTACTTCACGTTCCTCGCCATCAACTTTGACGGTGTGAAAGTCCTGCTGACCGGCGTCTTCAGCCTCTTCTGCTTCATCCTCACCTTGATCATCAGACTCCTCGGCATCCGAGTCAATCGCATCATCAAGGTCCTCTCCTTCCTCCTCATCATCCGCATCGTTGGATTCCTTTTCAGGAGTGTCCGGCAGATCCTGGTCGGTCGGATTTTCTTCTACTTCGTTGCCTTCTATCAGGCTGTCTGCGACGGAGTCTATGCTGCCGTCATTATCAGTCGTATCCACGGTCCTGATTCCTTATGTTACTTGCGTTTATCGAAGATCTTCTCGTCCGTTATAGCGGATTGGAGTCGAGCCTCGATCTTGCTTAATGCACTCACAATGGAGTGCGCTTCTTCCCTCATCTCAGAATCGGCCGACTTCGAGTTGAGAAAGATGTTGACCTGCTCTTCCTTCAGTTCGTCCATGACGGTCCTGAAGTTATCATCCGCTAACAATGCGCGGGCACAAGCAGCTCGTTGTTTGATATCCAATTATACACCCCTTGGCGAGTTTTGGAGCGACTTGATCTTGGCTGTTTCGACGTTGGTCTCGTACTTGCCGTAGATCTCAGCAGTTTTTAGCATGAGGTCCTGATCCATCTTGTCACGCTCTAGGTCATCTTTAGCTGCTGCCTTCTGCATGTCTGCCTGCAACCTCATAGTTTCAAACTGTCCTTTTGCCTGCATGCTCATCTGATCAGACTGCAGCTTAGCCTGAGCCTTCATCTGCTCAGCTTGCAAGTAAGCCTGGTTAGGATCAACCTGCTCTTGCGCCAGAGCTTGCTGTGCCTCTGAAGCCATCTCCTGAAGCATGGCCTCGGTTTGAGGGTCCATAGGAGCGAAGTAGCGGTCAGCGTTACGCACACCAGACAAGGACAAGATGTCGCCTAGCGAGTTACGTATCTGCGTCATTGTCACTAGACCGTTTTGCGGGCCGTATGTCTGGTACATCTGAATCTGATACTGGAGAGCCTGATTCAGCGCAGCGACCTTTGTTTCGTCCCTGCCGGTTCCTAGTCCAACATTGATAGACACGTCCATTGAGGAGTTCCAAACACGCGGATCGATTGGGATAAACCTGCCGTTAAGACGCATCATCTGCTCGTCTGTGGTGTTCTTAATCATTAAATCTAGCATAAGCTTGAACATCTGTCGCATGCCGCCCTCGGCAAAGTTGCGAGCGATAACCTCTACCTGTCCGGCGCCCGCCTGCATAGTGGTTGCTACTGCCGTCGCTGTTGCGTTCTGGAGAGCGTCTGGGTCTAGGCCTAGCGATGCCCTGGATACGCCCGTCTTCTGCTCTGTCTGCTCGTCCATGTACTGCATAGCGGGCAGGGTGCTTCCGGCGATGAATGGGACAGACAGGTCTGCTATGGCGCCCATTTGCTTGACCCTGACAATGGCTCCGATTTCATTGTTAAGCACGTCGTCCATGTTGGTGCTCTCTTCGATCACCTGTTGGCGTGGATTGTTGGTCAGAGCCACGTTGTCCAGCATGCCGCGAAGCATAGAGGTGCTAGCGTCCTGGTCGTTCATGATCAGGTCAGCGATAGAGCGGCCGTAAAAGGCGTGGGGCTCTGGGTCGCACTCAAACACAGCGAATGGGATAGCGTCGCACGGCATGAGATCTAGCAGCTTGTATCCGTTGCCGCCCATAGTGAACTTGTGCAGAAGCGGTACGCCAGTGCCGTCTACATCCACGCGCATGTATGCCTCAGTGATCAGAACCACCTTCATGGACGGGTCGCTGTAGTCTTCCTCGGCGCGATCACGCGAGTAGCCTCGACGAGCAAAGTCTTCCTCGTCTACCAGGCTGTCAGTCTCTGAGATGCCAGAGAGCTCTGAGATCTCGTCGAAGTCATAACCCATCGCTACCACGTCAGCCACCCGCATCTCTGTGCGGTGAGCTACGACGTAGGCCTCTTCAAGATTGCGAGCGTTACGGTCCACAAAAAACTCTTCTGGAGGAACAGACTCTACGCAGAGTTTGCCATCGTCGTGAGTTTTGATGATCTTGATGTCGTGCTTGCGAGACTCTACTTGCATACCCATAGGATCTACGTCAATTTCTATAGACTCTGAGTGCTCTATCACCTCGATGTCGTCCTCGTTGACGATAAACGCAAACTCTTCGTCGTTAAGGTTCGTGAAGGTGTAGGTTTTTCCGGTCTGGTACTCTTCCCAGTAGATCTTGACTATGCCGTTCTTCTTTACTAGGGCGTCGTGGAATGCGTCGTTCAGGACCTTGTAGCCGTTGATCTCACTGAACTTCCAGTGCATGTAGGAGGTAGCCTGCTCGGCAGCTTGGAGGTCTTCTGGGCCGCGAGGGACGTACTCTACCGGGCGCTCAGTAGACAAGAAGATTCGCATAAGGCTAGGTTTGATGCCACGAATGGCGTCGCGCACCTTAGTAGCCACTACCTTAGATCTACCTTCTTCGTAACCGAGATCAGTCTCTCCATCAAAGTAGTTCTGTGCCTTGACGCGGTCTGGCGCTATTTCGCTCTCAACGAAGTCAACGGCGTCCGTAATAGCAGTGCTTACAATGCTTTCTATCTCGTCGTCTGTGAGTTGCTTTGGCTTCATTGAGTGTTCCTATTGTCTAATTTCGCCGAACTCTTCGGTAATCACTGAGGGAGCTGCGCCTATTGTACCGTATGCCCTAGCTACATCTATCGCCTCTTGTTCGGATAAATTCTTGGTTCTTTGATACTTCCTAATCAAACCAATAATTCGTCTTGCCTCTGCTCCCTGAGTGTTAATCAAAGACCTAGCTATATCAGCAAATACTCGATCAAGCTCTTCTTGAGCCATGTTTTGAGTCTGGCCTGTAAGATTCTGTACGACTCTTCTAGCTGATCCTGGGATATCACCACTAGCTAATGACTGTAATGCTCCGGGCTGCGTTGCTTGCTCTACTTGACGCTGTAGTGCTTGCCTTGAGGCTGTTGCGCTTCCTCTGGCAACAGTTCCTTCTATGCCGATAACCTCAATGCCTCTCTCTAGCTCCTGCATCAGTTTATCAACCTCTGCTTTAGGGAGGATTAACTTCAGCTTGTTTTGAGAGTCTCTGCTGCTTAACAGACTTACTGCTTGCTTAACTTCTTGAAGATCGGCATCAGGGTTAGCCAAAGTAGCTCTAGCTCTAGATATTGTTTCATCTATATTGGTGCGAACCATTCTAGCTAAAGATTCTTTAATCTGCGCTCTGGCTCCTGTGTTAGCCGAGGCTAATAATTGCGTAATATCCTCAACAGTAGTGCCTTTTCCAAAAAACTGAGTGCCTAATCGTATGGCTTGCCTTTCTTGAATTGTATCCATTCCAAGATTAACAGCAGTCCTATAGCCTGGCACAGCGTTCTCTATAGCATTGTTTAATTGACGGTAAAGAAGGCTAGCGGCCGTTCCTTCATCCTTCAATACGCCTGTTATTGGATCTTTACTGTCTTCTGCTATGTTGCCCAAGGCTCTTTTTATGTAATCTAACTGCATTACATTAGGAAGCTCTTCAACGAACCTCACTGTACCGTCATCATTCAGAACAAAATTGATCTGCTTAACATCAACAAGGGATTTATCCGCATCCATCATTTCATTGGCACGAATTAATGCTTGGTTTTTTATTCTTGGGCTAATTCTGTCTAAAACACCCAAGACTTCCTCGCCAGGAGCGCCAGTTGCATAGCTTATCGGTTCCTTATAAATTTTACGATAAGCGTCATCTCTAGCATCTTTAGTTCTAGCGCCTGCCTCTTCTACGATTGTTCTCACGCCTAGGCCTCTTGTGCCTAGAGTCTCATCAAGAGTTGACTCCATTGATTCTCGGCTTTGCTGCCTCATCCCTGGTAATGCTCTTTGTAGCTCTGATAATGCAGCGCCACCTTGAGCAGCAGAGGCATCAAGTAATACCGCTGTAGCGGGTCCGGCAGAGGCGAGAGTGAATTCTTCGCCAAGGTCTCTAATCCTTCTCTGAGCACCCGCAAGGTCTCCACCTGCAATAATGGTTGACCTAACAATGCCTGCCGCCTTTTCTGAAATACCTAGCTCTTTAGCTAACTCTGGTAGACCTATGTTTTGAAGGTTACGCATTGCCACAGACTCAATAGCGCCTTGTACGCCGCCACCGAAGGTTCCTGTAGCTGCGCCTAACATGCTTCCAGACATAGCTCTTTGCTTTCTTTGCTCTGGGGTTTCCCCCTCGCCGTAACCAGATATAGCTCCTTCTACACCACCTATTAATCCGCCATATAATGCTCTCTCGCCAATTCTAAGAAGAGGTGTTCTAGCTCTTGCGGGTAAAGCATACATGCCTGCACCGGTGCCGAGTATTCCACTAGCTGTTTGTAGTGCTATATCTGTAACAGGGGCAGCTCTCCGCATAGACTGCTGCATAGTCTTTGCTCTTGCTTCTGCTTCTGGGCTAATCATGCCTGCCGCTTCATCAAGATAGCTACCAACAAAAGGAACGCCTCGGCTGAAGGACGAGCCGTAAGCAGTCATAGGGTTCTCACGCACTATGTCCTCAGCCATTCTCTGCTGATACATTTCCCCAGGAAGCTCTCCTCGACGCATACGAGCTAACTCTTCTGGGTCAGTGGTTGAATATGCTCCGCTAACATAACCTTGCTGACCAGTAGGCGTAGAGTAAAATTGACCTTCTTGTGGACCAGGCTCAAACTGAGTACCTAAAGGCATGCGAGGCTGTGCTGCATAGCCACTAGCGGTTCTGCCTGTTTCACCAGGAGACTGTGCTACTCTTTCCTGCTGACGAAGTTGAACATAAGCCCTTTCCAATCTGGATTGCGCTTCCTGCTCTGATTCAGCCTCTACGTTGTAGTCTTTTCCGTCTGGGCCTGTAAGCTTAAAACTTGGCATAATTTCCCCTAGTTAACAGGCGTAATACCCGGATCTATATCGGTTATTGTGTTTCCAGAACCTAGCTGCGGAGTCATATCAAAGAAGCCTGGAATAATGTTGTTTATTGCCGCCCTTCTTTCAGGAGTATACAAAGTTTGCTGTCTGAGCTTGTTGACCCTTGTCGCGTATTCCGAGCCAGTAATTTCCCCAGAATAAAGCTTATCTATAAGATCTTGCTCTTGTCTTGCAATGTCTGCTTTAGCTTGGAACATTTGATTAGTTAAAGCTCTTCCCTCTGGTCTTTGAGTGAAGCTAGGCAATGATGAAACATACTGAGCCATCTCTCTATCAGATGTAGAACCAGATCCTGTCTCTCTCATTGTTGGCGCAATTCTATTGATCATTGACTGAGCAGCAGACATTCTGCCATCAGGGTCAAGCAGAACATTAGATAGCGCGGGATAGTTATTTCTTACATAAGTGTCAAACAAACTTTGGTCTTGACTGTTTTGAAGCTCAGTTATGGTATTGATCTCATCAGCTAATCTAATTTGAGCACTAGCCGCTGCCTGAACTTCTGGCACCATTTTTACTGTTTCTCTTATAAGGTCCGCACGAATTTCTTGCTCAAACCCTGGGGTTCCGGGTTGTTGAATTATAGTCCTACTAGCATTAGCTGTTTGGAATTCACCAAAAGACATGGGAGTTCGACCTGCTGCCCTTTCTTGCTGAACGTAATACTCATAATTCTGCTGAGCAGCAGGAGGCGCTTTAGGCGCTGCCAGTTTGCTTTTCAGATACTCAGCCATAATTGCAGCAGCTTGAGCAGGGTTTGCCTCAACCATATCTGCTAGCTCATCTTGACCTTCTCTACGAAGTTGCTCTGCCGTCTTGTTGGCCTGAGTTCCCATAAAGTCCAAAGCACGACGCTGCTCGATGTTAGCTGCTGCCTGCTGCATAAGAACCTGGTTAGGGTTCATGGTCATGCCGCCCAAACCGATTACTAGCTTGTCACGGAAGTTAGGGTCCTGAACTCGGCTCTTGATCCCGCCACCAATAGCACCAAGGATGCCCATAGCGCGACTGCCTAGAGTCTGGGGCGAACCAGCCTGATTAGCCGCCTGATTTAGAGCCGACATATCTGGCATAGGCGTCTGGCCCATTGCTCCAGGCAGATTCGGCTGAAACCTGTACTCGTCTAATAAACCAGCCATAATTCTCTCTCTACTTAAATAGATCTAGCAGACCTTTTGCCTGCTTTTTGGCTTTCTTGCCTATTGCACCAGGTGCTTCCATGATTCGAGCAGGCATTCCCATCGCATTATTGCCCATAAACCTGAGCCTATCGGTAAAATCGTCAGGATTTAACCCAGACATCATCATCTGCTGGCGCCTGTACTCTTCCTCCTCAGCGGATCGAGGAGCCATTGTCACCATAGGCTGCATCTGCTGCATTGGCATCATCTGTGGCGCTTGGTACTGAGGCACTTGCATCTGCATCTGCTGAGCTGTGACGTAGTCTTGGTAGTTCATAAGATCTCCGTTTAGAATACTGACGCGCCGAGCTGCAAGTAGTCGAACAGTCCTGGCTGCTTGCTATTCGTCTGTGTTTGAGCTCCCGTTTGAGAGCCTCCGAACGCGCCTAGCTGAGTCTGGAGGGCTTGAGTCGGTGCGCCAGTGTAGCCTGCGTACTGGCCCCGTCCTGCGTCAATCAGAGCCTGCTGTGCCATTTGCTGCTGTAAGCCTGCCCGAGCGATGTCAGACTGTACGTCACGAACCATGCCGAAGCCGAGGTTGCCGATGTTAGCTAGCTGACCTGCCGCTCCTAGACGCTGCTGATTAGCAGAGAGTCCTGCGCTCTGGTTGGCTAGTTGAGCCTGCATCATTGCAGATTGGTTTGCCTGAGCTGCCTGGTTGGCTGCTGCTGCTCCGAACTGACCTGCTTGGTTCGTTGCACCCATGTTGGCTATGTTGGTCTGTGTGCCTAGCTGCGCGTTCTGGAGCGCCGCTACGTTGCCGGCCTGTGCTCCAAATTGAGCAGCCTGATTACCTGCCTGAGCGCCAAACTGAGCAGCAGCGTTTTGTTGTGCTGTGTTCTGGAGTGCAGCTTGAGTTCCGAGCTGAGCATTCTGGAGACCCGCAACATTTTGCGCTTGAGCACCGAACTGAGCCGCTTGATTCTGAGCTGCTGCGTTCTGGAGGGCTGCTACATTCTGAGCCTGAGCCCCGAATTGCGATGCCTGATTCTGAGCCGCAACATTAGAGAGATTAGTCTGAGTTCCTAGTTGCGCGTTCTGGAGCGCAGCCTGAGTGCCGAGCTGTGCGTTCTGCAATCCTGCGACGTTCTGAGCTTGGGCACCGAACTGTGCTGCCTGATTAGCTGCCGCCATATTAGCAAGATTAGTTTGAGTGCCTAATTGCGCGTTTTGTAGGCCTGCCACGTTTCTGGCTTGTGCGCCAAATTGAGAGGCTTGGTTAGCTGCTGCTTGGTTAGCCATCTGTGCTTGCTGACCTAAGTTAGCCGTCGTAGTAGCCGCCTGTAAGCCGGTGGCTTGATTAGCTAGACCTGCCTGCATGCGTGTTCCGATATCCTGCTGCGCTGCTGCCTGTGCCTGTGTAAAGCCTTGTTGACGTAATCCAGACGCTGTGCGAGCTGCCTGCTCTGCGAATGCTCGATTGGTCTCTGCCTCTGCAATACCCTGGCGTGATCCACCGAACGCGCCTGCTGCCTGAGCCTGAGCACCGCCGAGGTTCTGCTGTATTAACCGCTGACGCTCGAGGTCAGATAGAGATTGCTGTACTACCTGAGACTCGTAAGGGTTAAAGTAAGGATCTAGGCTAGTGCCCGCTAGTTGCCCCGCAGTAACGCGATCTGCTGTAACAGGACCAACGCCTGCTATACGCTCTGCACCATAGCCTTCAGCAGATGCTCTCTCTGCCGCCGCTTTTTGAGCTTCATAACCTTGCGCTGTAGCTCGCTCTGCTGCCGCTCTCTCTGCTGCTGCTTGTTGAGCCGCATAGCCTTGAGCAGATGCTGCTGTAGCATCGTAGCCCTGAGCAGAAGCCTGTTGAGCTGCCGCATCTGCCGCTGTATAACCGCCTGCTGTGTAACCCTGAGATCCCGCTTGCTGAGCTGCTGCCTGTGCTGCGTTATAGCCTTGCGAGCCAATCTGAGCAGCCTGAACATTCATTGGATTAAAACTCATTCCAGCAACTGTTCCGAGAGCAGCGTGGCCTACAGTGTTGGCGATTCTCTGCGCGGCGTTACCCTCACTGAGGGCGTCACCTGGAAGGTTTGTGAACTGCTGCTGACCAGCGGAAGCCATTGTAGGAGCCGTTCCGGGTTGATTTATCATACCCCCAGGCCTGACCATAGGGCCCATTACGGTTAATTGATTCTGGGGTGAGACTGAGCTGTTAGCTGCGCCTGCCATAAGGTACTCCTAGTTGATTCGTCGGCTGTTAGCGGTAGTCGCTACGAGTGTAGATGCCGCCGTCATAATCATAACCGCCAAATTCGTCGATCATGCCATACCCTGGGATTCGAGTAACATCTGTGCCAGTGCCGTAGGGATCTACAAACTGCCTGTTGATCAGTGCTGCCTGACCCGGACGACGTGCCGCGAGCTCTGCTACTGCCTGCTCGTACAGAGGAGCCGACGAGTAGCCACGAACACCACCCTCGAACTCTTGAGCTTTGGGCATACCGGCCATTGCGTCTATCTGAGGCATGAGCCCGAAAGCTGAGCCAAAGTTAGCTGACGACTGCATTGCAGCTTCCTGCATAGGGGTAAACGCTGCTACATCTGGGCCATAGTAGGGAGTGTAGCCTATTTGGCTGATTTCCTTACCTTGGGCTATGTTTGCGCGAGAGGCGTCCTCAATGTACTTGGGGATCTCTACTTGGGTTGTTTGGCTGCCGCCTTTTCCACCTGACATGTTAAATTTCCTTGCTCAGTGTTAGTAGTGTCGGCTCCCACCCAAACGGTGCTAAAGCCTTCTTCCATCCCATCCTGCCCGACAGAGTCAGAGCCGAGCATCCTTGTGCTTTGGCCCACTGTATGACGTCCTCGTGCATGTCGGTTATCTGGTCGAGCTCTCCTCCTGCTAGGAAGATGTGCAATACTCGCTTTCTTGGATATACCGCTAGCTCCGTGACAATACACCCGCGCTCTGCGGGCCACAGTTGCATATTGCCTGACAGTATACCATCAAATACGTCTTTAAGGTCGTGTGTGCCCCCACCATAACTGAGAGCATCCTCAATCCATTTTGAGCACCTAGTAAAATCGTCAACCATGCAGCCTCGTTACAGCTAAAGTTACGGAAGGGGTGCTTGGCGCAAATGCCGTAGCGGGCTGGACCTGAAGGGATCCGTTTGTGTTACTTACAGCCCAGTACGCCTCTAAATAGTCATTAGCAGTAATATCAAAATGCGCCGTGCGCGATACCACTGTAGTAGCACCGTTCTGGTGTAAAGACGCCTTTATAGCAAAGTTACCATTGGTTACAACGCCGTTAATCACAGGCCAGAACCAGAAATTTACTGTGCTGCTTGAGCTTGACGCTATCTGTGCGCTAAACGATAACGTGTAGTGCCCCCCCTCATCAAAGACTATGCGAGAGGCAGGAGTGCCCTGGCTAATGCCGTGATTACCGACAGGCGCATCAAACGTAATTGGGTATCCTGTGTTAGCTGCTGCGGCTGTGACGGTGCTAGTCTTAACAAAGTTAGCCTCACCATCCGCCAAAACAATTTGCCTCCAGGTCCCATTCTTTGAAACAGTAGGCCACTCGTAGGTAGTGTCCCACATGATCAAGCCGTCCTCAGTAGCCCGCTCGTCGTCTATCTTGTAGCCGAGCAGGTTTCGAGTTCTTCTCAAGTGTTGCAGCAGACGATTAGCCCACGTTTGCCAAGCGCCACCAGAGGGCTGTGGGAGCTGTTCACTCAACGCCTGCCTCCCGCTACTATATCTAATCGATTGATGCCTACACGCCAATCTGAGAGCCTCTCGCCCTCTACACGGATGCGTAGCTGCCTTCCAGTGAATCGAAGGCTAGTAGGTGATGACATAGAGTAGGGCCCGTACTCTCTCTCGACGTCGTTAGGGTAGAACCTGGTCTTGAACGTAGCAGACACGTCGCCCGCTGTGCGCTCGTCAGGAATCATCTCAACCACAGAGGCCACCTGATCACCAGTGCCGATCATAATCGGACCGCTCTCTGCGAATGGTGACAGGCTGCCGTATGAGAGACCGACCTCGTGCTCATAGATCTTGTTGTCGTCAGCGTCTGCCCAAATGGGATGACGGAATGCGCCGTGATCCACGCCAGAGGTCCTGGCTAAAGAGCCGATTGACCAGGTGTTCTCTACAAAGTTGAATATTACATAGCGATCACACTCGTTAGATGCGCCAGACGGATAGAACCACCAAACCTCACCGTAGCGAGAGTTGGTAACTGCGAATGCCTTAGACTGCTGCGATACGTTAATGTCTGAGAAAACGTAGTCAGAGACATCAGACTGCACCTTAGCTACTGACCCACCGGAATAAGTGAAGAATGCTCTGCGACCCATCCAGATAGCACCAAGGTCAGTTGTAGCGACCGCCTTCTGAGATACGATTCCGCAAGAGGTTCCAACACGCTCTATTCCGTAGACGTAAGGAGGTCCCTGGTAGGTTGCAACGTGTGCATCAATATTAGTCAGGATAAGTGACTGACCACGAACTCGGATGCCGCACATGATCTCGCCGGCAGTCTGGAGCTCTAGGTCACCCGCCTCGTTAGTAGCAGATGGCGTCCAGGTAGTGTTGTCTTCCTTGTCGGACCATTGCACTAGGCGAGGATTGCCACCGGCACCTAAGCAGAATAGAAACCGCTCCTCAGAGACCATTAGTGCGATGTTGCTTGTGGGTGCGTTAGCCACTACCGCAGCAGGTGTGCCAGAGTTTAGCTGCCACTCGTAGACCTTGCCATCATCCCTAGTGCAGCCGACGAGGTACTCGCCCCAGTTGTCTAGCGACCAGGTAGTAGCAGGAAGTATAGTCTGATTATCTAAACGCTCTGTGCCGTAGGTTTCATAACCGTAGCTTGCTGCACCGTAGCCAGTAAAAGCAGACGCGCTTTCCCTGCCCGCAGTAAACCCGGCAGGCGTGATGTCGTAACGGACACCGCTTTGGTTCCAGGCGTAAAGAGAGCTGTACGAACCACCGGCAATATATCTGCTGTTAGAGTTATCCTTCCACGTCAACATGCCACGGATAGCGTTATCCGCAGCGTTGTCGCTTTTTAGACGCCAACCACCGACAGGACGCATGGTCCCGTCAATCCACCGAACAAGGCTAGCATCACGCCACCTGTTCGATGATTGAAGGTCCGTGCCATTCCGGTAGATGCCCGCCGGTATATCCAGGGGAGTCAACGGCATGGTGTGCTCCTTAAGGTGCTACCGGCCAATCAGAGTCTTCCAGGTTCGGGAAGCTAGCATGCGAGCTGATATCTCTGAGCGCCTGACGATAGGCAGTCATCTCGGCAGACATAGTCACGTCGCTGAGCGCATGCCAATCAGTCTCAGCTAGTTTGGTATTTCTAGTAGTTCTAACACTCGCAGCCGCAGTTGCATCAAGCTGTGCTTGGTAGGCTGCTTCATGCTCTGCTTTAGTAGTTGTTACGCCGTCTTCTGTAGTGTCGGCAAACATATCTGTTTCTATGTAAGCCTCTACCCAGTTACCGTTAGCGTCCTGCACTGCGCCGTTGCGACCTACTTGCTTGTAGGCTGCGCTTGGCTCAGGCTTTGGTGCTGCGAGTACAGGGTCTATGCCTAAAAACTCGCAAGTGTCTTCGTCCCACACTTTAGGCAGTGATGTGTTGCTGTGCATTCTCCTGACTTCGCCTTGAGTTTTGACTTCGCCAGTTGCTTGAATACGATATTCCATTATGTCACCTATGCTATCGCTAAGAAGATGTAAGTGCCGCCACTGGCGTTAAGCGCAGCAGGAGCAGATGATGTTACTGTAAAACCTGCGTTAAGCGGGTCAATGTAATCTGTGTTAGTGACTTCAGCGGCTGTGGTGTTCAAGAGCAAGTACGGGTCATTGCCTGCTGTAATGCCCCTAAAATAGTTCCATGTGTACCAATCACCAGTAGAGTCTGTACGTTTGATAAGAATGAATCTAGCACCTGCCGAGAAGCCACAATCTACGTTTAAGTCAGAACCTGTTCCTGTGTAGCTGCCTACTTTGCTTACTCCTGCTAGTGTGGCGAATAGGTAGGCTATAAAAGTTCCAGTATTTAAGTTCCATTCTGCCCCATCAGTAAGTCCAAAAACAGATGATGTGTTTTCAGACTCATCAATCATTTCTCCTGTTCTAACACCGTTTGCTGAATTTAACCTAATATATTTATTATCAGCTAATCCTTCATGCCAAACAGACCAATCACCAAAAGAACTAGAGTCTCTACGCTTTGTAATAACAAGCTCTGGAACAACGCCAAGATTATGATTGATTGTTCTAGCACTGCCATTACCAGTATAAGCCACCACATCAAAAAAGCCTGTGGCGCGTTTGAACATCCATGACAGTTGTGTGCTTAATGTTCCGTTAGAGTCAAGCCATCCATCTTGGTAATCAAATTTTATATTTGTGTCTGTG